AATGACAGCATCTCAACAATCAGGATCTGCAACATTTGCTAATGTGCAAGATTTTAACTGGAATGCTCGTAGAAGTACTTTACCAAGATATAGTGGATCCAAAAACTCAGCTCTTACCTACAATGCTCCAGGTAATTTTGCTCCAACAGATAAATATGATGCAGCACTTATTGATTTTAATTTTGGTGGTGGTACTTATCCTGAAATAGATGGGTATGGTGCTTTTTCACTAAATCAAATGTTATTAGTAGGTGATAATAGAGAAGCAGTTGGTACATTAGGAGCCTCAGAACCAGGATTTTCAGGTTCTTTATTTACCCTATTCCCTTCAGGTTCTACTCCTACAATAAGACAATATACAACAAGTGCTAATACAACTATAGGTGCTAGGGTATTAACTAATATTGCTCCCCCTACACTTGCTAATTACATGGTTCCTAGAACCTCATCTACTGCAAACTTAGTAACATCAACCTCTGGGAGTGGTACAGCAGCAAAATCTATATTAAATTTCACTCTAGGTGTTATTAATACTGTAACAACTACTACTACGGGATATTATACAACATCATCTGTTTCTGAAACCTCAACCCAATTAATAAATAAAATTCAAGAAAGTTTAAATCAAGGAAATAGATGGTTTATGACTGGGTATGTAGGAATGCCTAATCCTATAGAAGGTCCATTATCTCCATGGACTGAAAATGAAGGAAAAGGACTCAATCAACTTGCAAATAATTTAATAGCAAAAGGAGTAGCTGAAATTACATCAACTAAAATAGGTGTAGGACCTCCTAGTCATTTAGTTTTAGGCAACCTAGATCCAACGACTTTTACAACTGGAACTAATTTTGGAGGTACAGGTGGAGCTCCAAATTATGGTATGATTGTATGGCAGGCACAAACAGAAGGATTTTTACTTGTATCTAATGCAACTTTAAGTGGCGTTGGCGCAGGAGCTTTATTACCTTCCAATCCATCACCTACCATAGTTAACAACTTTGACAGTATAACAACAAATTTTGGATCTAATCCAAAACCATCATAAAAAATTAACAAGATTATATATTTATAATAAAATACGTATTAAAAAATGGGATATTTAAATAACTCGGTAGTAACAGTTGATGCCATCCTTACAGACAAAGGTCGCCAATTACTTGCCCAAAATGATGGTTCATTTAGAATCACACAATTCGCTTTAGCTGATGATGAAATTGATTATACATTGTATAATCCTACTCACCCCTCAGGTTCAGCATTTTATGGTCAAGCAATTGAGAATCAACCCTTACTAGAAGCCTTTCCTCAACAAACCCAAATTATGAAGTATCTACTTACTACATTACCACGTGGTACAGCTAGAATGCCTATCTTAGATATAGGTCTTACTGCAATTGTAATTAAACAGGGTGCTTCATTAGCAATAACTCCACAGACATTAAATTATGCAGGTGGTGATACATTTGAATCAGCAGGTTATACTGCAACCATTTCAGATGTTAGAACAATGAGTACATTTGAAGGAGTAGGTATTAATACCCCAGATGCTCAAGCATTAAATTCCACATCTACTTTGGGTACAGACGTATCTAAAACAGTAGTAGGAACAACAATAAACTTAAGAGCAACTACAGTAAATACGTTGTTTGGAAGTAATACATCTGTATTTGCTACATTAACAATAGTAGGTAGAGACTCAGGAGCTCGTATTCAGGTTCCTATTACAGTAACTAGAGTATCAAGCACCTCATAAAAATTAAAATATGTCATTCAATAGATTAGTAGCAGACGATTTTGTAGTATCCACAGACAGCATTACAGCTGGTTTATGGGGAGACAGTAGTACTCCAAACTTAAGTACTTTCGTTACATCATCCGCTCAAGCAGCAGGATCATCAGGTAATTTCTACTTAAATGTATTTTCAGCAGGTACCCCAACAGCACCTACAGAATTAGAATTTGCAGTTACTTATGGTAACAGTGTTGGTGGGGGTTCATTATTATATGATCCCGCAGTACCAGGAAAATCACCTTCATCTACAATTTATGGTTCATATCGTACATTAGTATTAGGTGATGAAACCGCAGCATTTTCTTTTGGTGGAGTTACTTCATCAGATTTTTATGCTATTTCAATAGATAGAAATCGATATAAAGAATCCTTATTCCCAGGTTCTTTAACTCTTCGACTTTCTGGATCAATATCTCAATCAAGAGGAAGTGCTTTAACTTTAACTGATAATAGTCAAATTGTAACAACTACTCAATTTAATGATGCAGGTAGAGTATTTCAAATAGTTTCTGGTTCAGCAGGTACAGTATTTACAGGAGTTAATAATAATGGATATTCATTAGCCTCAGGTTCATATGGTTTTTTCTTACCAGATATTGCTACAATTTTATTAAACCCACGAGCACTTACATCTGGTGTAACAGGTATTTCAGCTTCATTTGCAGGATTAAAACCTGTAACTACAACAAATGCTGATGGTAATAACCCAGGAAGATTAATTAAAGCAATTTCTTCATCAGCGATAACAGCTGCTAATGGTACTGGAAATTTACCGTTTACATTAAATTCTCAAGAAAATATTACTTCAGATTTTATCTTTGTAAGACCTAGGAGCTCAGAATATAATTATTCATCCAATCCATCATTTATATCAGGTTCAACTGGTGAAGTGCTTTTTAATTCATTTATAAATAACCCAACAACATTTATGACGACTGTAGGTTTATATAATGATACTAACGAATTATTAGCGGTAGCTAAATTATCAAAACCTCTACCGAAAGACTTTACTAAAGAAGCTTTAGTAAGGGTAAAACTTGATTTCTAAAATGAATGGGAGCTTGGAAACAACTATTAACGGAGGACGTAATTGTTACCCCATTTGAGGTAAACAAAGGTTTTTCGTTTTCATACGCTGAATTTACTAATGCTAATGTCCAAATTAATAGATTATTAGCAGTTAGTGGTTCGTGGACTACAAACCAAAATACTACAGGTGAAGCTGGAGGTGGTTCTGGTACTGAATATGAAGTTTTAGTATATAATTCAATAAAACAATTATATTACTCTAATTTTTTATCATCTAGTAGAGGTGATTCTTTAGCTACTCAATCCCTCCTTCCAGGAGAAGATGCTGCAGGAGATAGATTTTTTGGTCCTTCTACTTCAACAGGTAGATATGAAAATTACCTCCAAACAACATTAACACAATCTAGAAATTTTACTTCATCAATAACTACTGCTTCTGTTATTTCAATCCCATCTCGTTTATATGGTGATTATATATTACCTACAAGTTTTAAATATGAAGCAACAGTTGGTACTACTTTTACAGCATATGATGATGGGAATGGTAGTTTATTTAGTTTAGCAGCTTCTGGTAGTATAGAAACAAACGAAAGGGTAGGAGATATCATATATCCTCATGGAATGGCTATTTTTACAAATCCAAATTTAGCACTTAAAGGTTTAGTAGATACTAATGAAGTAACAGTTTCATTTTCCTCATCATATAATTTATATGAAACTCAATGGAAAGCTACTATTGAAGAAAGTGAATTAAATTTTTCACAAAATCCTAGTATTATCAAAGGACCATCAGTATCAATAAAAACTGGATATGGACTTGGAAGTTATGGTAATTTAGATTATGGGACAGAAAATACAATGAGTGTTTTAATCTCAGCTTCAAATGGAGGAGAATTATACGGATTTGCTACCGCAAGTTCTTTTCAACCTTATGTTACAACTGTAGGTTTATATGATGATAATCAAGAACTTTTAGCTGTAGGTAAATTAGCACAACCTTATCCTTTATCTAGAACAACTGATACTACTTTTTATATCAATATAGACAGATAATATATTTATTAATATGGCCAAACAACTTAGAAAAATATTTATTACCGGGTCAGATGAAATAGTACAAAATTTTACTATTGAGTCTTGGCATGTTTCCCAATCCGTTGATGCTTTTACAGGTCAAGATGATTATGATATTAATGTTTCTGGTAGCTCAACCCTTAGTGGTTCTTTTTTCCATCTTGGGATGGCAGATGCTGTTGGAATTTCAAATACTAATGTAGTAGTAAGAAATCCAGCTACAGGAGAATATTTTATTACCGGTTCATATGCTGGAGCATCCCCACAAGGTGCTCAAGGTGCTCAAGGACCACAAGGTGCTCAAGGTGCTGTAGGTGCTCAAGGCGCTCAAGGTGCTCAAGGTGCTGCAGGTTCATCAGGTTCATCAGGTTCATCAGGTTCCTCAGGTATTTCTGGTGCTCAAGGTGCTCAAGGGCCACAAGGTGCTCAAGGTGCTCAAGGTGCTCAAGGAGCCCAAGGTGCAGCTGGTTCATCAGGCTCATCAGGAGTTTCAGGTGTAAGTGGATCTTCAGGATCCTCAGGTGCTGCAGGTGCTCAAGGCGCTCAAGGTGCTCAAGGTGCTGCAGGTGCTCAAGGAGATGCAGGCTCATCAGGTTCATCAGGAGTTTCAGGAGTTAGTGGTTCATCAGGTTCATCAGGTGTTTCAGGTGCCCAAGGCGCTCAAGGTGCTGCAGGTGCCCAAGGAGATGCAGGCTCATCAGGCTCATCAGGTGTTTCAGGAGTTAGTGGTTCATCAGGTTCATCAGGTAATTCAGGTGCACAAGGTGCTCAAGGTGCTCAAGGTGCTCAAGGAGCCCAAGGTGCAGCTGGTTCATCCGGCTCATCAGGAGTTTCAGGAGTTAGTGGTTCATCAGGTTCATCAGGTGTTTCAGGTGCCCAAGGCGCTCAAGGTGCTGCAGGTGCTCAAGGTGCTGGTGGTAGCTCAGGCTCGTCAGGAGTTTCAGGTGTAAGCGGATCTTCAGGTTCATCCGGTTCTACAGGTGCCCAAGGTGCTCAAGGCGCTCAAGGAGCTCAAGGTGCAGCTGGTTCATCAGGCTCATCAGGAGTTTCAGGTGTAAGTGGTTCCTCAGGTTCATCTGGTTCTACAGGTGCCCAAGGTGCTCAAGGCGCTCAAGGTAATGGTGGTAGCTCAGGCTCGTCAGGAGTTTCAGGAGTTAGTGGTTCATCAGGTTCATCTGGTTCTACAGGTGCCCAAGGTGCTCAAGGTGCTCAAGGTGCTCAAGGTGCTCAAGGTGCAGCTGGTTCATCAGGCTCATCAGGCTCATCAGGTTCTTCAGGAGTTTCAGGTGTAAGTGGTTCCTCAGGTTCATCTGGTTCTACAGGTGCCCAAGGTGCTCAAGGCGCTCAAGGTAATGGTGGCAGCTCAGGCTCATCAGGAGTTTCAGGTGTAAGTGGTTCTTCAGGTTCATCAGGTGGTGCAGGTGCTCAAGGTGCTCAAGGTTCTATTGGTGCCGGTAGCTCAGGTTCATCAGGTGTTTCAGGTGTAAGTGGTTCTTCAGGTTCATCAGGTACTTCAGGTGCTGGAGTTGGTGGTTTTACTTCTGAACCACAAGATTCCCCAGCAACAAATTTCCCTGATACACAAAATGGTGGTACAGTATACACAGCAGCAGGATTTATAGCAGTTACTGTAGGTGCTACTACTTATTACGTTCCAGCATATACAATAGAATAAAATTATGAATTGGTATTATAAAGGCGAGGCAATGACCTCAGTAGAGGATTTCCCTCCTTCAACTTTCGGTTTTGTATATAGAGTTATACATGAACCAACAGGTAAAATATATATTGGAAAAAAAGTTCTTCAATTTAATCGTAAAGCTAAATTAACAAAAAGAGATTTAGCATTATATGAAGGACAATCTGGACGCAAACCATCTTATAAAAGAATAATTAAAGAATCTGATTGGAAAACTTATTATGGTTCCCATAAAGAAATTTTAGCATTAATTAAAGATGGTAAAGAAGATGACTTTAAACGTGAAATTCTAACTTGTGTTACTACAAAAAAATTATTAACTTACGAGGAAACAAAAGCATTGTTTCTTTATGAAGTACTAATCAAACCAGATGAATATTTTAATGATAATATTCTTGGTAAATTTTTTAGAAAAGATTTTTATTAAACACATAATATGAAAAATGTAATGATAGCCTTAATACTTGGGCTTAGTTTAAGTGTAAATGCTCAATCACAAATGAGTAAACCAACTAATAATAAAATTATTGGTGATCAAAACAACACACAAGTAGTAGTACCACAATCGAGTAAGAGTTCTACTAACACTCCAGTTGTAAATAATCCAACTCCAGTAATAGTAAGTCCAAGTAGCAACGATAGAGGATTCGAGGAAAAACGTTACGATTATGATTATAGAAGAAATTCATATAATACTCGTAATGATGTGTATCAAGGTACATACGAACCCCCAACTCGTAATGAGATGCGTCACAGACAAGGACAAAAATGCTTTACTGAGTTTGAACTAAACATAAGACCATTTACATTACTTAATGGGTACTATGGTGCAGGATTTGAATTATCAACAGGATGTAAATCCTCAATGTTACTTGATTTTAACTCTGGTACAAGTACTTTATTTGATTTACAAGCAACATCAGGTATGATTGGTTTTAGACTTTATTCTAAAACAGGTATGGTTGGTAGGTATGCGAGTATAAGGGCAAGATTAAGAAGCTATGAGCAAAGTTCTTACTATGGTGGTAATCTGTCTATAATGGGTGGTTATAAAGCTAATTGGGAGGGTATTACATTATCAGGTGAAGTTGGTCTTGGGTATCAAGGTGCAGATGGTACTTACATAACACTACCAACATGGGCAATAACCTTAGGGTATAAATTATAGTAATTAGGCTATCTAAAATTACTTCCGTATATTCACATATATGGTAAACCATTTATTAGTTAATATTGTAAATTCTGTTTTAGGAGCAGGTAAAGCTACAGCTAGAGGCAATCAAGCCTACCACTGTCCGTTTTGCCATCATTCTAAACCAAAACTAGAGGTTAACTTTACTGATGGTCAAAAAAATCCATGGCATTGTTGGGTATGTAATAAAAAAGGTACTAACCTAGTTACCTTACTTAAACAAGCTAAAGCCCCAGAAGATAAAATTGCTGAAATTAAAAAACATGTCTCTTATAAAGATTATCGAGATAATACTAAACCAGTTGAGGCAGTTAAATTACCTAAAGAATTTAAACCTTTTGTAGATATATCTAAAGGTGATATGACTGGCAGGCAAGCAGTAGCTTATCTAAAACGTCGTAACGTAAGTAAAGCGGATATACTGCGTTACAATATTGGTTATTGCGAGGGTGGTGTCTATGATAAGATGATCATTATACCGTCGTATTCCCACGAAGGAACGCTAAATTATTTTGTGGCTCGTAACTTCAATGAGCACAGCCCCGTTAAGTATAAAAACCCACCAATGAGTAAGGATATTGTACCATTTGAATTATTTATCAATTGGTCATCCCCACTTGTTTTATGTGAAGGAATGTTTGATGCTTTAGCAATTAAACGAAACGCTATACCACTCTTAGGAAAACACATCCAGAGGGAATTAATGAAAAAAATTGTTACCTCACAGGTAAAGAAAATATACATAGCTTTAGATAAGGACGCATTAAAAGAATCTGTTGGATTTTGCGAACATCTAATGAATGAAGGTAAAGAAGTTTACCTGGTTGATTTGGAAGAAAAAGACCCATCTGAAATGGGTTTCCAATCAGTTACTAATCTCATTCAAACCACGACCCCATTAACCGATTTTGACTTAATGGCCAAAAAACTCCAATTCGTATGAGTAAGAAAAACATTAAACATTCTTACAATAGAATTCTTGAAGTCTCTGAAGACGCTCAACAAATCACAATGCCTGATTCCCGTTACTACAGACGTAATGGGGATTATTATCCCTCTATTACTTATGTTCTAGGATATTATCCAAAAGGTAAATTCTTTGAAGATTGGCTTAAAAAAGTAGGTTATTCATCTGAACATATTGTACGTAGAGCAGGAGAACAAGGCACACAAACCCACGAAATGATTGAAGATTATTTAAATGGTAAAGAATTAAACTTTTTATTACCAAGTGGTTACCCTAAATATGATCCTTTAGTATGGCAGATGTTCTTACGTTTTGTTGATTTTTGGGAAGAATATAATCCAAAATTAATTGAAACTGAAGTACATTTATTTTCAGATGAAATTAAAGTAGCAGGTACTTGTGATATGGTATGTGAAATTGAAATTAATGGTAAAACAGAATTATGGATTATTGATTTCAAAACCTCTAACCATCTTCAAACAACTTATGATCTACAAACAGCTGTTTATGGTAAATGTTATGAAGAATGTTATGGTAAAACCCCAGATCGTTATGGTGTTCTTTGGTTAAAATCTAGCAAACGTAAAGCGGCAGAAGGCAAAATTCAAGGTAAAAATTGGGAAATGTATGAATCTAAACGTACACAGGAAGAAAATATTGATATTTTCATGACTGTTAAAAAATTATTTGATTTGGAAAACCCAAAACATTCACCAGCATTTACAGAATTTAAAACATCAGCTAAAAGAAACTTATAATATTTATTATAAATGCGCGTTTATGATATCATTAATAAATCTATTAAAGGAAGCACAAGGTAACCCCAAAGCTATTATATTAGCAGGTGCTCCTGGTGCTGGTAAAGGGTATATCTTAAAAGGTTTAGATTTAGGTGGTTTAAAAGTAATGAATATCGATAACACGTTTGTTGATAAACTTAAACAAGCTAACGTATCTTTAGATTTAAAGAATGCTACCCCTGAAGAAAGAAGCATACAAGCTAAATCAATGGCTGCAGCTAATAAGGAATTCAAGGGTGAATTACAAAGTGTAATAGATGGCAAACAATCCTTCATACTTGATGGTACTTCGGCCTCATACAATAATACAGTTAGATTAAAAGATCAACTAGAAGAAGTAGGGTACAGTGTAATGATGCTTTATGTTTACACTGATTTAGAACGTTCATTAAGTCAAAACCAAGATAGATTCGAAAAAACAGGAGGTGAAGATAGAAGCTTAGCACCTGCTATTGTAATGGGTACTTGGAAAAGTGTAACACAAAACCTACCTAAATATGCTGATTTATTTGGTGATAACTTTATTGCAGTTGCTAATACATTAGAAGGTCAAAAAATAGAAGATATAGATAAGATTATAGATAAATATCTAAAACCTTTTATTCCACAAGGAACCCTTCCAAAAACACCAGCTCAACAAAAGAAATCAGATGAAAAAAAGGCTCAAGACAGAGAAGAAATTCAAGCTATGTTGAGCGATGATTTTATATATGATGTAATTGAATACACAATGTCTAAAGAAGAGGCTCAAATGCGAGTTGCTCAATTTTTACGTTCATGAATCAACTAACAAAACATTTAGTAGATGGTATCCTTAATGAGGATAAACAAGAAATAATAGGCATTTATGCTGGGGGCTTTAAACCACCTACTGCAGGTCATTTTTCAGTTGTAGAAGAAGCATTAAACCAATATCCAGAAATAGATAAACTAATAGTATTAGTAGGTAGTGGTATTAGAGATGGTATTGAACAAGCTGAATCTATTTTAGTATGGGAAATTTATCAAAATTATCTACCTATGAAGGTAGAAATACAGGCAACAACAAAACCTCCAATTGGAGCAGTTTATAGTTATGCTAAAAATAATCCTGAAGATACTATATATTGGATTTTAGGTGCTAGAGATGGTAATGATGAAGATTTATCTGATATAGCATCACGTACAGCTGCTATTGATAAAACAGAAGATAAATACAATAATGTTGAAGTTAAAGTAATTACAACTTCTAATAAAAATATGAGCGGTACTAATGCTCGTAAGATATTACTATCAGGAGATAAATTAGCATTTTTTAAATTTATACCTACTATAGTAGATGAAAAAGAAGAAATATTTAATATTTTAAGACCAGCAGTCAAAGAAACATCTAACCCAGATGATGGTAAAGCAGCCCCTTTTGGTTCAGGATATAAAAAGTTAAATGAACATTCAATGGGTAGTTTAATTGATTTAGAAACTCAGATAAATCGATTAACTCAACATATGATTGATAAAGGTTATAATATTGAACCCCTTCCCTCATTAGAGTTTATAGAGGATGATCAATCAAATGCTGAGGATTTCCTCGGAAAAACGGCGTACTATAATCCAAACACACAAACCATTGTCCTATATACTTACGGGCGTCATCCCAAGGATATAGCGCGTAGTTATGCGCATGAAATGATTCATCATATTCAAAATTTAGAAGGTCGTTTAAGAGATATTACAACTACAAATACTCAAGAAGATGATTATTTAAATGATATAGAAGCTGAAGCTAATTTAAAAGGTACAATGACATTTAGAAATTGGACTGATAGTTTAGGGGAAAATTTAAATGAAGGCTCACAATTTGGTGTTTTATATCATTTTACACAAGAATTAGAAACAGTTTTAAGTGATGATAGATTAAGGGCTCCTATAAGTTTAACTCGTAGTTTAGATTCATATGTTACACAATGGTTAGGAGATCAACCTTATTTTATTTTTGATAAAGATAAATTACTTACTAAATATAAAATTACCCCATTCAAAGACACCTCAGATAATGAAGAATATGAGGATATAAGTCAATATGATGAAATGGAAGAAGTAATTAAAAAGGATATTACAAATTTAGCTAGATATACAATTAAAGTAGTATTACCTTATCCTGATAAAGACTGGGAAGATGCTTTAAAAGAAAAAGGTATACCTTATGAAATAGGCAAAAAATTAAATGAAGATGGTCAAGAAACATCCGATACAAACATGGATGATTATAAAAAGCAAAATAACCCAAGTGGTAAAGTAAAAGATCCATTTGGTTTAAACGCTTATGCTTATGAATTAGCTTTAGGTTTAGAAGAAGCAATTGTAGGAGACAAAATTGAATGCGATAATTGCGATTGGAGTTGGGATATAAAAGATGGTGGAGATGATTTATATATTTGCCATGAATGTGGACATGATAATACACCTCAACTAAATGAAGGCATTTATGACTCATTAGTAACT